CCCACAAATTAGCAGGTCACATTAAACCTGGTGAGTTTGATATAGTCCACTGCCATGTAGCTAATTTAGCAATAGGTTTAAAAAATAGAGGTATTCCATATATTTACCAACTACACGATCACCATGTAAAATATTATGGTAAAGAATCATCAACATTTAAAGAAAATTTAGAAGCAATTGAAGGTTCATTAATTTCATTAATGCCTGCTAAATGGTTAGTAGATTACTTTAACCATCCAAAGTGTATGTATTTTGCTCATGGGGTTAATACTAATGGGTTTTATCCTGAAAATACTCCTAAATTAGTACCTGAAGAACCAAAACTATTAATGGTTGCTAATAATGGTATGGGTGGTAAAAATGGACACGATAGAAAAGGATTTTCATATGGTGTAGGTTTAGCCATGTTACGTAATCTTCCTCTTACTATTGTAGGTCCAAAAAATAATCAAAACTGGATAAATGAAAATTTATGGGTTTTAAATTATCCAAAATTAAAATTCATTTGGGAACCTAGTAATGAGGATTTAAGACAAGTTTATTTAGACCACGATATATTCCTCCATCCTTCAGAGTTGGAAGCCGGACATCCTAACCTTACCTTATTAGAAGCCGCAGCCTGTGGTTTACCTATTATTGGATGGATTGAAATGGAAACTGATTTTTTTGGAATGTGGAGATCTCCACGTAACATATTTGATATGGAAAGAGGTTTAGATGATATATTAAATAATTGGGATAAATACATAAAAGACTCAATCCAAACCGGTATTGATTTTAGTTGGGAAAATAGAACAATAGAATTACTTAAAATATACAACCAAGTGTTATGAAACAAGAATTAATTAATACATATAACTCAATTAAAAACCTTAATTTACCTATTAAGGTACCTTCTAATACATTTAATGTTAATTTTATTGAAGGAGCATTTATTGAAATCTTAGGTAAACAGGATAAACAATATAAAGTTTTAATAGAAAATTTAGATACTAATAAAGTTATTCATAATACTATTATTAGTAATAATATGTGGACTAGAACTAATGATAAATATTTTATTCGTTGGGGTATAAAAGTTTATGATTTATCTACTAATGAGTTGGTATTTGAACACCAATACAACCCTAAAGATAAACGTGTTTATATCCATTTAGATTCAGATGCCATTGGTGATACCTTAGCTTGGTTTCCATATGTTGAGGAATTTAGAAAAAAATGGAATTGTCATGTTGTAGTTTCTACATTTAAAAATAAATGGTTTGAATCAAAATACCCAGAATTAGAATTTACAACCCCAGGTGAATCAGTTCCAGATTTATATGCTATGTATGGTTTAGGATGGTTTTACAATGATGATAAAACTTTTAATTCTCAAAGGATACCTTGTGATTTTAAACCACTACCTCTACAAGAAACATCTACTAAAATTTTAGGTTTAAATTATAATGAAATTAAACCAATTTTAGACTTTCAAGATGAGGGACGTCCAATAGAAGAAAAGTACGTTGTAATAGCACCACACGCTTCGGCACATGCTAAGTATTGGAATTACCCAGGGGGTTGGCAGAAAATAATTGATACTTTAAATGTAAAAGGTTATAAAGTAATGATGATTACTCAAGAACCTTTAAATGATGAATGGCATGATTCAAAACTAGGGGGTACATTGTTAAATGTGGTTAATGAGACAGGTGACTTTCCTATTGAAACTAGAATGAATCAAATTAAACATGCCGAAGCTTTTATAGGTGTAGGTAGCGGATTATCTTGGTTAGCCTGGGCTATAAACACCCCAGTAGTATTAATTTCAGGTTTTAGTGAATCTTATACTGAATTTGAAGATTGTGAACGAGTAGCAACACCTGAAGGCAATTGTACTGGATGTTTTAATCGTGAGTGGTTAAACCCTGGAGATTGGGAATGGTGCCCGGATCATAAAGACACACCAAGACATTTTGAATGTACTAAATCAATAAAACCTAGTCAAGTTTTAAAATCAATTCAAAATATATTATGTTTTTAACTAACCATGTCATATGTATTGTGGAATAAAATTAAATGAATTATCATAATAGTTTTAAATTTTGATAAAAAATCTAATATGTATAACAAAACACATTTATAACTCAAAATAAAATGGCAGAAACATTATTATCCCCAGGTGTATTAGCTAGAGAGAACGATCTTTCAGCAATAACCGCTCAACCAATTCAAGCAGGTGCGGCTATTATAGGCCCAACAGTTAAAGGTCCAGTTGGAATCCCAACTTTAGTAACTTCATATAGTGAATATACTCAAGCATTCGGAACAACTTTCTTAAGCGCAAGTTTGCAACAAGAATTCTTAACTTCAAATTCAGCTTATAACTACTTTAATAATGGTGGAACTACACTGTTAGTAACTAGAGTTGTATCGGGATCATTTACAAGCGCAACTTCAACCAACATTTCAGGTAGTGAAGCACCAGTAACAACTTCATTTACATTAAAAACATTTGGTGAAGGTGCTATTATGAATAGTTCAGGATCAGAAGTTAATGGAGCTTTAGTTTCGGGTTCAATTGATAATTTAAGATGGGAAGTAGCAGGATTTAGCACTTCTTCAGGTACATTTTCATTATTAGTTAGAAGAGGTAATGATACTACAGATTCAAAAACAGTATTAGAATCATATGCTAACTTATCATTAGATCCTACGGCACCAAATTATATTTCAAAAGTAATAGGTGATAGTTACAAATCAATTAATACTAGTGATACAACACCATATGTTCAAGATAATGGTACTTATCCTAACAGATCAAGATACGTATATGTTTCAGCTGTAAATGCCAAAACTCCTCAATATTTTGACAATAATGGAGATTTTAAAGGAGAATATACAGCATCTTTACCAGCAGTAGCAAGTGGTTCATTTGAAAACGCAACAGGTCAAGTTTATTTTGAAACAGCCGGAGCTGCATTTAATGAGCAAATTACTACCGCTACGAATATTCAAGGTTTAAATAATACTAATTATACAACTTCAATTGATTTATTATCAAATCAAGATGAATATCTATTTAACTCAATCACAGTACCTGGTATTATGATTGAAACTGCACCTTCAACAACTACCAAATTAATTAATATGGTACAAGAAAGAGGAGATGCAATCGCAATTGTAGATGCTTCAACATATGGTGCTACAATTAATGCTATGACATCAGAAGCTTCATCATATAATTCCAGTTACGCTGCCGTTTATGCCCCATGGTTACAAACGACAAGCCCAGAAACCGGAGAATTAGTATGGGTTCCAGCTTCAACAATGATTCCAGGAGTTTATGCTTATAATGATAGAGTAGGAGAAGCATGGTTTGCACCTGCAGGTTTGAATAGAGGTGGATTAGCTACAGTAGTACGTCCTGAAAGAAAATTCTCACAATCAAACAGAGATACATTGTACCAAGGTAAAGTAAACCCAATAGCTTCATTCCCTGGATCAGGTGTAGTAGTATTTGGACAAAAAACACTACAAACTAAAGCTTCGGCTTTAGATAGAGTAAATGTTAGAAGATTATTAATTCAACTTAAAACTTATATTTCACAAGTTGCAGATAATTTAGTATTCGAACAAAATACTATTGCTACTAGAAATGCATTTTTAAGTCAAGTTAACCCATACTTAGAATCAGTACAACAAAGACAAGGTTTGTATGCGTTTAAAGTAATCATGGATGATAGTAATAATACAGCGGATGTAATCGATAGAAACCAATTAATTGGTCAAATTTACTTACAACCAACTAAAACCGCTGAATTCATTTACCTAGATTTTAATGTTTTACCAACTGGAGCAACTTTCCCAGCATAAAGAAAGAAAAATCTAATATTTATAACAAAATAACAATATAATATAAAGCAAAATGGCAGTAATAGATCCAAACGAAATATTTTTCACAGCTTTTGAACCTAAGGTACAGAATAGATTTATCATGTATGTTGACGGTGTTCCATCGTATACAATTAAGGGTATTTCATCCGTCGGATTCTCGCAGGAAGAAATTGTTCTTAATCACATCAACACGTATCGAAAAATTAAGGGTAAATTAAAATGGAATGATTTAACAATGACTATGTTCGACCCAATCACTCCTTCAGGTGCACAAGCCGTAATGGAATGGGTTCGTTTACATCATGAGTCTGTAACAGGTAGAGATGGTTATAGTGATTTCTATAAAAAGGATTTAACTATTGATGTTTTAGGTCCTGTAGGTGATATTGTTTCAGAATGGATTATCAAAGGAGCTTTTATTAAAGCCGCAGAATTTGGTGAGTACAACTGGGATAATGAAGCAGCAGCACAAAACTTAACAGTTACTATAGGTATGGATTACTGTGTATTGAATTACTAATAACAATTTTGCAATTATTTTTAAAGGGAGCTTGGCTATGTCAAACTCCCTTTTTATATTCATATTTATATATGAACAATTAAGTTATAACAAATAAAAATTTATGGAAGAACAAGAAAAACCCAAACCAAAATTCCCTACGGAACATGTTTCCTTACCCTCTAAAGGATTACTATATCCAGAAGGCCACCCATTATCTTCAGGTATGATAGAAATGAAATACATGACTGCTAGAGAAGAAGATATTTTAACTAATTTAAATTACGTTAAACAAGGCATTGTGATTGATAAATTACTCCAATCATTAATAGTTACTGAATTTGATTATTCAGATTTATTAATTGGGGATAAAAACGCAATTATGGTTGCAGCTCGTGTATTAGGTTATGGTAAGGACTATCCATTTACTTATGAAGGTGAAGAAGTAATTGTTGATCTTGCTGAATTACTACCTGTTGAATTAGATGAAAGTTCAATTATTAAAGGTGTAAATGAGTTTGAATATGAATTACCTCATTCCAAAAATAAAATTACATATAAAATCCTAAATGGGAAAGATGAAAAAGCGATTGAAGCCGAAATAAAGGGACTTAAACGTATTAATAAAAATTCATCTACTGACATATCTACACGTCTAAAACACCAAATAATTGCGGTTGACGGGGATGATAGCAAAAAAACAATACGTGAGTTTGTAGACGGTTATATGCTAGCCCGGGATTCATCATCTTTTAGACAACATTTAAAATTAACACAACCAGATATTATGATGGTTTTTACCTACGATGGTAAAAATGGCGAGGAGGAGGTCGCGGTGCCCATTGAGGTCCAGTTTTTTTGGCCTGACTCAAGAATATAGGTTTAACCTTTTTAAACAAATCCACGAGATAATCTATTACGGAAAAGGATATGATTATGATACGGTATATAATATGCCTTTGTGGTTAAGAAAAACTACCTTTAAATTCATCCAAGATTCAATTAATCAAAAGAATGATGCTGAAAAAAAATCACATGAAGGGTCAAATGGGGGTAATACAAACTTAGATTGGGCTAACCCCAATAGAAGTAAATTTTAGTAAACATATAAAGGGGTATCAATATTTTGGTGCCCCTTCATATTTATAACATATACCTAATATCTAATGGCTACTAAAGAAGAAATACAAAAACAAAACATTGAAGAAGCAAATATTGCTTTAGGAGAACAACTTAGTTTAGTATCCCAGATTAATGATAGTATGTCTTTTTTAGTCAAATCGATGAGGGAAAAAGGCACATTAGATAAACTTTCAGCAACTGCAGTTAATGATGTGGTAAAAGCAACAAAATCACTCAAATCAGAGTATGACTCTGTAAAAGATGTACAAAAAGATATTGCTAAAAACGAAAAACTACAAAATGATCTTGCTAAACAAAAACAAGGTATAATAAAAGCTGGAGGTAAAGAATTAGAAAAAGAAGTTGATTTATATAATTTACAAAGTAATAGTTTAATCAAAGCACAGGCTAAACTGGCACAAATGAATAGCCAAAAGGCTTTAGGGAAAAAAATAGACGAATCTTTATATAAACAAGCAGAAGCTACAGTCACTAAAAAACAAGAACAATTAAATATATCTAACAATACCATAACTGCTGAAGCTCAACAACTTCTATTAATAGAACAAGCTGAAGAGGCTAATGCCGGAAATGTATCTCACTTAGTTGAACAAGAAAAACGCCAAAAAAATCTAGAAAAAGCTGGGGGGCGTATGGTTAAAAATGGAGAGGCTCTTGGAAAAGCCTTTAGCAAACTAGGAATGTCAGGTATAGGTAAAGTATTTACTAATGCTTCAGAATCTGCTAAAAGAATGGCCTACGAAGCTACTAATGGTGGTAAAAAAGCTATAGGAGTATTTGCAAAAATGAAAATTGCAGCTAAAGGATTCGGAATGGCTTTAAAAGTAGCTATGGGTCCTCTTGCTTTAATTACTATGGCTATTGGGTTTATGAAAAAACTAGCAGCTAAAGGTAAAGAAGGAGCTGCTCACATGAGAGCCATGAGTCATGATACCATGGTAATGGGTAGAGAATTAGGAGTATCAGGCACGAAAGCTAAAGAATTAGCCGGACAAGCAACAGCAATAGGTGGTGCTATGGGTATGACTACAGGAGCGGCTAAGCAAGCTGCTGGTGCTGTGTATAGTGCATTAGATGGTGCTGAGAAAGTATCAAATAAAACATTAAAAACCTTTATTACATTAAATAAATATGCAGGGATGTCTGCTGATAGTATAAAGGATATTAAAAGTTTATCTAAATTAAGCGGTCAAGAAGTAAGTAAAGTAGCAAATGCTATGGCTGATACCGCAAAACATTCCATTAAAACTCTAAAACTTAATACCAGCATGAAAACTCTAATGACTGCTGTAGGTAAAGTTTCAAATAATGTTAAGTTAGCAATGGGAGGTTCTGCTGCAGGTATTACAAAAGCAGTAGCACAAGCCAAAAAATTAGGTTTAGAAATGTCCCAGGTAGAAGGTATTGCTTCATCTCTCTTGAATTTTGAAGACTCTATTGCTGCTGAAATGGAAGCTGAATTATTAACAGGTAAAGAATTAAATCTTGAAAAAGCAAGAACAGCGGCCCTAAACGGTGATAACGTTGGTTTAATGGAAGAATTAGCTAATCAAGGAATAAATGCATCCGATTATTCCAAAATGAATGTTATCCAACAAGAAGCATTAGCTAAAGCTTTAGGGATGAATAGAGGTCAAATGGCTGATATGTTGGTTACACAAAAAGAAAATGTAGCTGAAAATGTTAATATGGTTGACCTACAAAAACAAGGCATAGCCGCAATAGCAAGTATGGCTTCAGCCCAAGAAACTAGAGCAGCTCAAGATGAAGCACAAATCCTCGCATTAGATAAAATAAATAAGGCTATGAGTAAGTTTGAAAATGCAATGATAAAAATCGAAAAATTAATGACACCTCTGGTTGACCTAATATTTGCCCCTATTTTTGATCTAGTAGCAGATACAGCAGAATCTCTAGCTGAGTGGTTAGGTACTACTACTACTATGACTACAGAGGGTGAGAAAATATATGGAAATGTGGATTTAATCCATAACGTCGTAAAAGGTATTGCTATTGCTTATGTAGGTATATTAGCTACAATGAAACTTATTAATATAGCTAAAGGAATTGGGGCTGGTTGGGATAAAATGAAAAATAGTGATGCTTTAACATATATTCGCTACCAAGGTCTAGTATTTAAAGATTGGGTAACCCTTCAATCTATCAAAGCAACCGATTGGATAAAAGAGAAAGCTCATTGGGCCGCTGAAAAAGCAGCATGGATCGGATTACAAGCTAAAAAAGCAGCGGGGTGGGTAGCTGAAAAAGCAGCAATGCTTTCCCAAAAAGCACTACAAGCAGCCTCTTTTGTAAAAGATGTAGGTATAGCAGCAATGAGAGCAATTTCATCTCTAGCAGCAATCCCAGTAGTTGGTATTGGTTTAGGTATAGCAGCAGCGGCAACAGTTGCTGCGATGGCCGTAAAATACATGAATGATGGTACTCAAGGTCCTGTTGGAGGAGGAAAACCAGGATATTCTAGAACAATGTTTAGTCCTGAAGGAGCAATATCCTTTAACGATAAAGATACTATTGTAGCCGGAACCAATCTAAAAGGTTCAGGTGGGGGGGGTAGTGGTGGAGGAAACACCTCTTCACCCACTGGGGGTGGTTCATCTGACCCTAAATTGGTCTTTAATAGTGAAAAAACTAACCAATTGCTTGAAAGATTAATAAAAGCTGTAGAAGCTGGTGGTACTGTAATATTAGACGGACAAAAAGTAGGTAACGCCTTAGTAGCAGGTAGTTATAGAATGCAATAATTTAATATGTATAATAAAATAACATAAATTTAAAATAAACAACCATGGCAAATTCATTAATTAACAAATTAACAGCAACCCCATCCCCAATGAGTTATGGAGGTGCTACACCAGTACAGGGCATTAATGCTCCTACTTTAATAATCCCATTAAATCCAGATTCATTACAGACTTCACAGTTGGATCCACAAACTCCTCCTACTCAGTATGTAAATAATCTTCCAGGATAAAAAATAATATATGCCCTTAATAGAATTAAAAACTAATCTTAAATCATTAAGATTTGGCAATGATCGCCCTGCAAATGCTTCATCAGCAAATGCTAAGGGGGCTTTTGCTGTCTTTAAAACCCTAGACCCTATAATCCCATCAAATGAAGATGAGGAAACAGGTGAAGTTGGTTTTTCCTCAAGTAATGATTGGGGTATTAGAGGAGGTTTACTAAGACCAGGGGCAGCTGCCGAAGATGTAGAAAGGTTATTCAAACTTTATACTAAAACTAATGTAGGGTTATCATTTAATGCTAAACAAATAGCTCAAGGTTTACTAGCAGATCCATTTCAAGTATGGAACCCCTTCGCAGTATCTATACAATCAGGACTTAATATACCTGGAGTTGGTCATTACCCCGCATTTTTTAATCCATCCCCAGAATCCTTTGGGGATTTTCTAAATCCTTTAGCACTTGGTCCTACAGATTTAAGATCATCAACTAAACTTAAACCTGGAGAAAGTGATGTATATAGAATGGGTAACCCAGCATTAGGTACAAACCCACTATTAAAAGGTACACTTTTAGGAAATCCTATAGGTACCCCAATTAGAAGAAAAAGAGGAGTATCTAAAGATGGTTTAAAACAACTTTTTAATGTTGTTTATACTAAAGATAAGGTAGGTGTTCCATTCGAAGACACAGCAGATAAAATGGCTATGAAGTCCTTATACACTTCTGTTGGTGGGCAAGATGGGGTTGCTAATGATATGAGCAATAGCGATTTCATTAAATTCCGTATCTCAGTTGTAAATAACGATAACCCTGCAGAAAGAACTTGGATTACATTTAGAGCTTTCATAGATTCATTTAGTGATAGTTATAAAGCATCATGGGGTGAAGATAAATTTGTAGGTAGAGGTGAAAGTTTTTACACATATAAGGGATTTGATAGGGATATTAGTTTAGAGTTTAGAATAGCAGTCCAATCAAGACAAGAACAATTTCCACTATATGAAAAAATTACATATTTAGCATCTTTATGTGCTCCGGATTATAGTAAAGCTGGATTTATGAGAGGCAATTTAATTTATTTAACAGTAGGTGATTATTTAGTAGATGTTCCTGGGGTACTTCAAGGATTATCTTTTGGGGGCTTTGAAGACTCATCTTGGGAAACGGCTAAAAAAGCAGATGGTTCCCCTTTAGATAAAAAAGAGGCTGTAGCACAACTACCCCATACTTTAACAGTAAAAGGTTTTAAATTTTCCCCTATTCATAATTTTGTACCTCAAAAGGGATCTAAATTTATAGGATATGATGTTGCAAATCCTACAGGAATAATAACACCTATTGAAACTCTTAGTGGTTTTAAACCACTTCCTCCTGAAAGATTAGATACTTCA